CACGTTTATATTTAAAGAGCTCAATACTAAATGTTTCGTTAACTGTATATTCAGTATAATTTGTTGTTGTATTTAAATACTTAATCCAAAATGTACTTGGTGTTGCTGTAGCATTAGTACCTTTAACACCTTTAATAATTTGAGCTCGCAATCCAGAGATAGAGCCTACCATTACATAAACATAGTCAACTTCAATATCGTCTACACCAGGTGACTCTACAACAACTCTACTTTCATATTCAGACGGGTCGAAACCAGCAGGAGCTAAAAGTTTAACATATTTTAAATCTTCATAGTTATTAAAAGTACAACCTTTAACAATACTACCTTCTTTAAATATATTGTCACCAAATTGTTCAATCTGGTTTTGCAGAATGCTTTGTAACTGTGTGAGCTCACGAGCTTGAACCGCAAATCCCGGCTTAAACAAGATTCGATTAAATTGTTTATCTTGGTCGTAATCGTCAAAATATGGCGATTGATTGAGATTTGTGTTAATAGGCATTTATATTATTTCCTTAAAATTCCAGTACAAACTTAAATTCCTCACGAGATAGGTCGGTTCTTGCTAGTGGGAAGAAGTTCTCCATAAAGTAGACTTCACCAGTCTTTTGCATATAATTTGATAATGTAACGTTTGTTGTTACCGGATTATTTATATTGATAGTCTGGCCTGTTTCGTTTCTAAATGGTAAAGTTAAATCTAATGGTACATCGTTTGTGTTATTTGAATGTAATTGACCCGTATTTGCATTATTTGGGAATGGTCCTAAATACTCAGCAATATAAACTGTATTTGCTGATGAGTCAATTTCATGTATTTTTCCACTAAATGTTGTTTCATTGCTACTATTGACTTGTATGACTGTACTATTTGCTGTTAGTTTATTGTAATCATCTGTTACTACTGCTATTCTGTTGTCGAATATATTAGCAGTAAATCCACTATCAAATTCAGGTGATCGCACAATACCTACACCACCGTAAGTATTAACATCACCAATTTGAGTATTGTCTTCTGCTGTAATATATCCATAAAAACTAAAGTGTTTACATTTTAATTCATCAATTAAATTAAAACCGTGGCCACCTGGGGGTGATAAACGAGCTCTTGCTAATGCTCGTACATCTGTTGTTGTATTATCTTCTGGTAAAAATTGATTAGTACCAGGGTCTATTACTTCTATTGTTGCATTAGTGTAATCACTTCCTTCTTTTAAAACTGTAATACTTGCAATTTTATTGTTTACAATATTAGGTATACCTACAGCTCCTGTACCATCACCAGTAATTTTTATTCTTGGGAATATTTTAAAGTTAGCATTACTCAATACTCCAGTTGTATCTGGTGTTGGAGCACCTGTTAATAATTCAGCACCAACACGTATTTCAGCATTACCTGTATTTTCATTATAGTTATAATAAGTAATTTGGAATAAACGAGATACACCGTCTGTTGGATTAGTAGTGTAAATAAACTGACCAGTATAAAAGTTTTGAACTGGGCTAAATTCAGTAAATGGGTTAACGATTAATACGCCAGATTGAAATGGGCTTTGAAGTAGTCCGCCTCTGTGCTCTTCATATCCAAAGTTATCGTCTGGATTAGTTACCTTAATATCTGATATAGTACTATTTGTTGTTGGTAAAGGATTATTTGGATTTGGAGTTGGTACAATTGGAACATAACCGATTGCATTATATGCGTCAAATTCTAATGTTGAAATAAAGTACATATATTTCCAAACATACCCATCAGCTGTAATGTATATTTGGTTTGAATTAGTAGGGTCGTAATTAGGCGGTGTTGATGCTGTTGTACTATTATTGTTATTTAAACATTTAAATACTCGGTAATCACCAGTATCATTATCATTAGGACCAACTACTGCATAAAATTTTGTGTCAGTTAAATCTATATTATCATCATATTCAGTATATACTTGACCAACCTGCCAAGGATAATATTTAACCATAAAATGAATATCGTTAGGTAATATTTTTTTACCAAAAAGTGTTCGCTCTAAGAATCCAGCTTTAGAGGCTTGTGCATCGACTGGTGCGAACGTGTCGATACCAGATACGAAAATATAATAATCATTGTTCACGAGGTCATCTATGAATAACCTTGTCACATCTGATTTAAAACTATTACTTAATATTTCTGCCATTTGTTAGACTCTAACTGTTTTTATTATTTATTACCAGCTTCAAGATGAAAAAGAAACCTTTTGCCTAGGCCATGCTCTTCCTGTTACTGGTCTTCTGCCATTTGTTGTTTGTTCTGAACCACCAGCAATATATTTACCGTTGCCCATTCTAATTCCCCAAGGGATATGTACTCTTAATGCTGGTGTTCCGTATAGCTCTGTTAGTTCTGCACCACCGTTCTGATAATTATTATCTTTAATTCTGTTTACTTCAGTCGATGCATATAATTTGCTCGATGATAAATCTTGAGGTTGATATACACAAGTTGCACTAAGAAGATAAGAACCTGAAACATTTTGGAAATCAATTCCGTCATCTACATCTGTAGATAAGTCTGTATCTCCAATTAAATTTTCTTTTGCAGCGTTAACCATAATATCTTTTAATTTTGCAATGGATGGATATACTCCTCGCTCAGTAAAGTAATGCTCTAAAAATACTGTTGCGCATCCAGCTGCGAGAGGTGCTGCACAACTTGTTCCACTGAAATATCCCCATTTGCCATCTGAATAAGTACCAGTCGGATAGCTTGTCCAAGTATATGCACCATAAGCAGCAAAATCAATCTGAGGTCCACGACTACTATAATCGTCCATTAATCTGTTTACATCATCTTGTTGACACGCAGCAATTGTAAACTGATTATCTCCACCTGTATTTTCTGCTCTCAAAGGATATACAGTTGTTTGAGAACCCTGTGTTGAAGATGTTAAAGTATTTCTATCATTTGTAATTGTATTGGTAACATAAGTTGAACCTGCATCAACCGTAATTGATGTATTAAATCTTGGGTCTGTTGGGCTTACACCAATATGAGAATTATTACCTGCACTTGTAAATGCATAAATTCCATTATAACTATTATATTGACTCATTACTGTATCAAATGCAGAATACCTTGTTTGGTCGGGTATGGAAATCATCCACTTGTCAGTACTATCTGCAGGGTCTTCGATAACTCTTGGAATAAGTAAATTATCTACAAATGGTCTATAGTCATCGTACCAATTATTACTAACATTAGCTCTAATTTCACCAGTCATTCCAGAGTGATAATCACAAACATAATCATAAACATCTCCAGCTTCTGGCATAGTTACTGTAACTGTAGATGTTCCTTGACCACTTACTCCTTCAACATTAGCAAACATTTTTCTGATGTATAATGGATGTCCACCAGATGCTTGATTATCAATAACTACAGTATCACCCGGTTTTACAGTAATAACTCTATTACTAACTTGTGTATCACCTGCAACTTTAGCATAAATTCTATCATCACCAGTTACTTCATAAGCACTTGAGCCTGAAGCAGTCATTGTAATATTCCAAGTTTTTGGTTTATAACTATTATTACGAGTGATTGTTTCAGATGAACCATCTGCTTGATATGCTACAATCTGACTGATATCATTTATTTTATAGAATCTTTCGTGGTCAACTCCTACGAATCCCCATGCTCCTGTTACTACAGTTGCATTACGAACTCCTGTGACAGGATTGACCGGTTTATTAATGTGCCAAGTTAATGCTGTATAGTAAGCAGTTGTTACACCATCAGCTAAATACATAACTCTTAATGAACTTTTTTTACCCCAACCACAATACTTACCACCTGCTGCACTGAGTACACCAATTGCATGAGATGAGAACCAATTTGTATTATTATTAGTTACTTGATTGTTTCTTGCTGAAGTCATTGAACTGGAAGTATCGCTCCACTCCATAGGAACAAATTTAGAATTATTACTATCCCATTCTTCAAAATCAACATGGTCTTCGTGACCTGCATTACCTGAAGCTGGACTACCTGCTTCAATAGCAACAATATCTACATATTCACCAAGATAATTGCTTTTAACAGTATCATCAAATTGATATTCAGTACCTTGAAAATAACCAAATGGCTGTGTACCATCTGCTGTTTTAAACTCGCTTGTAAAAAACATATTTAAACCAGTATTTTCTGCACCATTACCAGTAGGATTAAATTTAGTTCTGTATGTTACACTGCTTGTTTCGTATCTTGGAGTAGTAGATGGATATGATACTAATTCTTGTACATCTCTTTCTGGTCCACATTCAATTACTTTAGAACTTGCTCTTAATGTTTCTGCTTCTTCGTCAGTCAACATCATCGCAATCATACCATCCCATAAATCAAAGTTACAATGAACTTGCATTCCAGCTGCTTCATTAGCTAGAAAATCTGCTTCATCTGTCCCTGGCTGAAATATAACGTTATGAATACGTTTGCTCATTTATTTTAACTCTCTAGTTTTAATACGTCAATAGTAACTGTAACTGTTCCTGCACTTCCAGAATTATTTTGTACTGCTACTGGAACCTCAGTTTCACTGTCATCAAGCCATCCCATAATAGATGGTGTGATTTTAAATTCTGTAGTACCAGAAGCTGTAGCAATAAATTCTGCAATAACACCTGAGCCATTTGATGGGTCAGTTCCTTGTGTTCTTCCTGCGTCTGCAGTTCTTGATGCTGTATCAGAATAAATCCTTACCCAACATTGTTTGTCTACTGTAACTTTTTGTAAAGCGAATGATAATCCTAACGTTGCGTATTCAACAGAACCTGAAGCACCATCTGAGATTGAAGCAGTTGTTTCTGCTTCTTGTACTCTTGAAGCTCCACCTCCACCTCCGCCACCGAGGTCTGAATTATTTGCAAGTTGTACCCAGTTACCTGAGTGTGCAAAATACGCTGCACCTGTACCATGTACATGAGCAAACATACCGTGATAAGTTGAAGCATTTGGTAAGTCACCTTCTGTAGAATAAACATTATTAAATAATACTTTATTACCACCCATATCTAAATCAGAGGCAGTTACTGCATTAATAATATCAGTGTTTGAAACCGAGCTACCACCCGATGCGTTTAATACTCCGTTACTTGCTGTTAAATTATTACCTGCAATTGCTGTAACAAAATCAGCGATCGTGTCTTTCTTAGAATTATTAGAATCATCAGCATCAATAAATCCAATACTATCTGATGCTACATCAAGTGTTCCACCTGTTAAACTGTTGAGGTCAGTACCACCGCCTCCACCGCCGCCTGAAGCATTAATTGTAACACTATCTGCATTAGCATCAGTTGTAATAGTAACATTAGAACCAGCTACTAAAGTAAGAGTATCTGTAGTTCCATCGGCTGCAATACTTGTTTGACCTGCAACTGCAATGCTTCCAAATGTATTAGCAGAAGAACCACCGCTTGGTAATGCAGTCCATGTATAATCAGAACCATCCCATTGTAATACTTCATTACTTCCTGCACCTGAAACATTTAAATGAGCATCAACATCAGAATCTTCATAAGAACTATTAGAGCCGCCACCGCCTCCTCCAGTCATTTCAACCCAAGTATAAGTACCATCTGCGTTTGTCTTTAATACATAATCAGATGTTTCTGAATTAGTAACGTTATTTGCATAGACATGAGGGGCAAGAGGGTCTGTATAATTTAAAATTGAACCACCAGAAGTATCTGCAAGTAATCTTCTCCAAGAACCGTGAGCATAGTACATTGAACCAGTATCGTGAGCATGGCCGATAGCTCCGTGATAAGTACCAGGGTTCAGTGCTTGTAAGCTTACTAGTGTATCATAATAGAATGATATTTTATGTGGTTTACCTGTTAAATCGAAATTACCATTTGCATCAAATAAATTGGTAGCAGATGTTGAACTACCTAATGCTAGGTATAATTCATTGAAGTTATCGTTTGATTTATCGAAAGCATTACGTAACGGGTCACCTGTCCCGTCGTTCGCAGATGCTCCGATATTAATTGTTTGCTTGGCCATAGCGTCCTCTTTTAAAAATCTTTAATTTTATTATTTATCTCTAGTATGATATATCGTAATCGTTCTCTAAATACTTTTCAAGTAATCTAAACATATCCGTAGATACTGTATGAGCAACATTATCATTTAAGAAAATTGTATTACCGTAATCTACTAATGTACTTGCCGACCCATAAGCCGAACCACTTAATAAATTACCATTATATCCTTGTGATTTTGCAAATGCAAGTGCACTGTTTGGCGCACTTAGGAATGTTTGTCCTACAAAGTTTCCACCAGTGTATGGAACCGTTGTATCAAGTCTTCCGTTTAAATGTAAAATCTTTCTTTGTGGTAATGATGTAACTAATGTATCATATCCATCATTTGAATATGCATTACCTGTTTGTTCGTGATTAGATGGATAATAGAATTGACCACCTCTGTATTGGTCATTTGTTGTCTGTGATATAATACATGCAATTGTATCAACACCAGTATCTTCAATTTCTACTGCTGCTCTCAATGCAAGTCCACCACCATTACTTATTCCTATAATACGAATCTTAGTTTCATCAACATTTTGGAATAGTTTTAAATTGGTTATGAGTTCTTCGAGCATCTCAATATCAGGTCCATTACTACCTTCGTTAGAAATATTCCAACTGTTAGCGTAACCTTGTACACCAACTAATATATGTCCTTGTAATTCACTTCCAAACTGTGTTACCATTGCAGCACCATTACCACCATTACCATGTAATAATATTGCTGTTGGATAAGGTGCACTTCCTGTTGAAGGCATTCCAATTGTTACTTCATAATCGTGGAATCCTTGACTCCAATTTTTAGTAATTGTAAGGTCAGATGATTCGCTTAAGTTTGCACCACCTGTACCACCAGGTGTATGGTCTGCTGTAACATAAGTACTGTCTACTGAGAAGTTCGTAACTGATGCTCTTAAATCTGCAATGTCTGCAACATCAAGCGGTGAGCCTGAGCCTTCGTCGTTGAATAACCTAATGAATCTTTGTTTAGTTTTTCCTGTATTACCATATTTGTAAATAAAGTCACCAAACATTTTAGAACCAGCAAGGTGAACATTTTCTTTTAGTAATTTTTCGTATTGACTTTTATCTAGAGTTGATTTAATTTGATATGAATACTCTTGGTAAAAATCACTGTCTTGTATTCTCATACCTGAATTATAGTAAGTATCAATTGCAGCACTGTTTGCAGCTTGAGTTACGTAACCATTAATATGAGATGAATAATCTTTCCAATAACCTTTATTTTTTCCTTGCTCTTGTGCTTCAATTGTTCCACTTGCTAAAACTATACTCGTGTCAATAGGGTCTCGTAATGTACCTGTGTCACCATTAACATAAGAGAATCCAGAATTATTAATTGCAACTTTATTAATATAACCTGTTTCAAAATCTGCACGAGCATTAATAATTGCATTATCACCATAGAAGCGACTTGAGTAATCTGTACTAGCACCAGCAATAGTAAATACATCATTGTTAGAACGAATAATGTTGTTTATACCAGTAAATCCATTCCAAGAGTTTGGTAGTATATAAAGTAATCCTTGTACACTATCTATTCTGAGTATACTAGCAGTAGCTAATGTAGTTTCTTCAGTAATACTTTCGTTAACATTAAATAATGCAGCATCTTGTATATTAGATAATCTTATTACTTGACCGCGTTTTTCAAATTTAGTAATTAAATCATCTTTTGCTCTTGCAAAAATTTCAAAGCCATAATTAGAACCAGGGTTAACATTTTCAAATAAATCTAATTTACCAATTTCAATACCTGATGTATCAAATGCATCTGCAAGAACAGTAGAAAGTGTAACTGGAGAAGCAGTACCTGACATAGGAGTTATTGCTCCATAATCAGCTGCATCAAGCGCAATACCTAAATAAGGTTGAATCGGGTCTGTAATGAGATTAACTGTTTCTGTATCTGAAATAACAGCATAAACATCCGTATTAGCATCAGGTGGATTACCCTCTGGATATAAAACAGCTGGTAATTGAACGGGTGATGAATTGTTAAACGGTGATACACCAATTTGTATGCCATTTGCTTTTAAATCAATATTAGGATTTCTGTCTACAGTTAAAATTGGTCTTGCATGGTCAAATGTACCGGTTGTCATTTTAACACCGATATTATAATCACTTTGACCTAAAACATAACCTTCGTTTCCATCTGCATCTTCAAGCCTTTCGTATAATTCAAATTGTACTTCGTTTGAAGGGTCTGTATTAATTGCTTGATTGGAAACTAATAAACTAGTATTTGCAACTGAATAACCGTAACCGCCATTAATATAATTATATGTAGCAACTGCATTGACCGCGTTGGTTACATCTGTAACTATACCTTCACCACCGTCACCTTCAAAGCTGTCGGGTTGTATTTTAACTGAGTCACCAATTTTCTTATTTGCTAATCTTGGTAATGTATCGTCAACAATAAATTCACTAAGAGAACCACCAACCTCACCAAAATCTATAGATTCTTTAGAAATGTTAGTATAAATTCTGTCGTATTTTAAGAAAGTACCTTGGACATTATCAATGTAAATAATAGGAGTATATCTACCATTAATTAACATTGAATTAATTTTAGCTACAGAAGCTTTTGCTTGACTAACACTACCTGTTATAACACGAGAAATTAAATCTGCATAAGTGTATTGAATACTTGTTGTATCACTTAAAAATAAATTATCGTTGGGAAGCATCTGTAGGAAATTACCTTCTTTCCATTCAGAGTTTGAAGCTTTTAACATTCTATTAGAAGGATAAACTATTTCAATATCATATTCTTTATAGAATGTTGCAAAGAATAACTCAATACCAGCCTTAGTACCTTTTCTGCGATAAAGGTCTAATATATTTTTAACAAGGAATGGTACAATAGATTCTTTAAGTTCAAGGTCAACTAAATATTTGTTCTTGTAAAATATAAGTAAAGATTTAATTGTTGTATCAACATCTTTATATTCAAAGAAACGCCTTGAAACATAAGTAGAT